TTCTTTAGCCGCCAATTCAATCTTAAACGCCTGCTTCTTCAGCCTATCCTTTATAGCCTGAGTCTTGATAAACTGATACTTCTTCAGATTGGCTATGACTTCGGGGATTCCTTTTACATGTGTAGCCATTAAATTTCCCTTCCTCTTTCCATGCAAGCAAGCTTCATAAACCGCCCCTTCTCTCTCCAGGGCAACACAAGCTTTATCTCATAGACTTTGCTTCCCCAGTAAATCCTCTGTGACTCTTTTACTCCAGACAAATATTCCATGTACCAATAGAATTCTGCGAAGACATTAGCTTTATCATATGCTAATATCTGCTCACCTTTGGGAATGAGTACGATGGCCGCCTTGATACGCTTATAGATAGTAGTCCATGTTGAAGGCTCATAACCACCCATTCCGTCCGCTATTCCTTTAGTGAAGTCTTTAATCTTCACGGTCTTGTCCAGTTGGCCTGTAAAGCTCATTTATGCCTCAATAAATTTTTCTATTTTATCTTTTATTAAATCTTGTTGATTATAAATTTCATTCTCCCAAAAAATTAAACAATCAATTCCTATTTGTTTATATAAATCTATTAATTCTTTAGTTTCATCATTTTTATGCCAATATTTTCCAAAGACTTCTATAACCTTATTCTGACCCGTTACCTTAAAATCGGGATTCTTGTATTTACCATTTGGCAACTTTCTCCACCACATTCTATTGCCTACATATCTGATAGAATTTGGGGTTATATCATCTAATATCTTTTCAGGTTTACATATTGATGCTATTTTGGCCGCAGACAATTCATTAATTATATATTCATGATATAGCCAATTTTTATTTTGGTATAATTTCATCTTCTCGCTCTAATCATACTTGTAGGATTTACACCATAAGTCCCGTCAACCGATGGCTGCATCGGGGTTGTCTCACAAATCAGCCTAGCTTTTCTCCTTATTCTCCGTTTGATATTTATATCTTTATAATAAATCTCGACTGAAATATCTCTTGTTACGTCGCTAACTTTTTCTGTCTTCAGTATCTTCGCACTCAAAAGCTTATTCCTGAATTGAAAATACAGCGTCTTCTCCGCATCAGACAGTAATGTTCTCCATGATATCTGGCAATGCTTAAGCATCGCCTTCCAATTCCGTTTTTCCCAGGCCTCAAAGAATTTGGTCAGTACCCATTCAGGGCTTTTCTCAGGATAGTTTTGGGGATTAATCATTGTCTTCCTTTTTCAATATTTCGTTATATTCATCTATTCTCATTTCAGCCATTTCTATATCCTCTTCCCAAAATGGACGAAACGGATTACACTCAGGGCATCCGCCTGTTGAATTGCAATCACATTCTAAAAATGAGGGATTTCCATATATTGGATTTCCTGCGGTGTCATAAGATTTAAATACTTTTTCCATTTAAAATTCCCTTTTCTTAAATAAATCTAATTCTGCCAACAGTGATGCTGGCAATATATTCTTGATATCGGCAAGATTGAATTTCGTATATTTATAATCAGCTCCCTCACCAAAAGACTCGCTCTGAAGCTCCTCGCTCCCTGCCCTTTTGGATTGGCCATATTTATAGCCAACTAATTCTATACAGGCTTGCTCTAAAACATATGGAATTGGACTAGTATAACCAGCGGTATATGAAACATAAATGTTTTGAAAGCCTTTGCTGAATTCTGAAGAAAGGCTTACTATTCCAGCATCGTAGTTCACATCATAGTTATCAAGTGGCTTGTTTGGTATTTCAAGATAGATACTTTGATTTTTGCAGTAATAATTGTATTTTGTGAATATTTGAGATGAGGGATAGCTACTATGATCGCTATTTGCTATCTCACCTTCCCAGTTGGCCTCACCGTTTATGGCAGTTGCCAACTCTCCCAGGGTGTCATAATTTGCATTTGTCAGATCGAATAAAGCATCTTCCGTGCCGTCTCTAATCAATTTCAGCGTCCCTGCAGATTGATCTACTTCGACATAGGCATTATAAGCTGTATCATCCGTACATTTGACTCTTATGGCATTTATTATCCCATCGCATATTTGCACAATGTCAGTGACTGGATAATTCTCAAGAAAAAGCTTTGCCCCTTCGCCATTGTAGCGTTCCAGAAGATATGCAGTTGTCTTGAGCGTCCTGTTGCAGTATCGATTAATCAGGTCTGAGGCTCGGTCTATCAATCGCTCTATGAGATAATTATCCTGTATCATTAATACTTGCTCATTCTCATCACCTAGCGTATTTAAAGCACCTGTTACAATCAGGTCATCCGATTCAGCAGAGCCATGATAGATAAGCCCAGCCTTCCAATCGGCTATGGTAATTATCTGAGCTACTAACTTAGTAAGTGTATCATAAGTGGAAAAGAGGATGTCGCCACCAGGAGTCAAAGTAAGCCTATCGTCTTTAACTTCCAACGTGGACGGGTCTGTAGCGCCTGCATAATAAACCCAAAGAGCATTACGCTTAGCATTCTCACCCAGAAAGGCCAAGACTTCTTCGACCGATGTCAATGCAATTGATGCTAAACTCATTATTTCTCCTTCTCTGGCTTCTCAACCATTTTATTTTTAGATGGCTTGCTTACAGCTTTTGCATAGCCAGCCTCAATGACCGTTGTTGCAAACTTCGGCCTGGAAGTTCGGCTGAACCTATTACCCTTCTTCCAGCAGCAAGGCCAGTCCTTAATGAATTCAATCATCTCTTCGTTCATTTGCAGCTCTTTTCCAATTCCTTAATTATCGGAAGCCAATGTTTTTCCCACACATTATCCCAATCGTATTTCATTATATTGTCTCTTGCATTTTTCCTTATAGAGTCAAATTTCCCTGATTCCCAAAGAGAAAACGCAAGCTCCAATTCCTTTAGTATTGCAGATGGTTTAGCCTCTAGTCTCCATGTTTCATTCGGTAACCATCGCCTGTCATCATCGGTTGTATCAATAAGCCATCCTGTTTTGCAAAGTTCAGGACAGCTTGTTGTATTTGTTAGAATTACCGGAACACCGCATGCTTGAGCTTCTATTATTGGAAGCCCGAACCCCTCACCTTTAGTCGGTAAACAAAATACATCAAACCCGTTGTAAATATCAGCCAGCCAGCCTGTGTCTATCCTGCTTAGTGCATAATCTGACTGCGGAGGCCATACCAGAGCCTTATCTATTCCCAAATTGTGTGCTATTTTATGATAGTTTATAAAGCCTTGCCTTGAATCCCTCTCATTCGCTAGAGAGTGAAGATAGAGCATAGACTTGGGATGTCGCTTGTGAAATTCCTTGAAAGCCCGCATAAGAGGAACGTATCCTTTCCTGTCGTCCCCGTAATTAAGCCCAACAGACCCAATAACAAAATTCTCCTCTGAAAGTCCCAGTTCACTTCTAAATGCTTTTTTTGCCTCCGGTTTAGGCTTGAAAACTTTCGTATCAACTCCAGGTGGGACATAAGAAGGTTTAAGCCCAGCAGACTCCAGCTCTTTTCTCCCATGCTTTGACATTGCAATCTGAACCCCTGTATTTTTACAAACCTCAGCTAAAACTTTACTTATCCGTTCCGTATCCACAGGGATATAAGCAACCCATTTTTCCTTCGGATATTGCCTTTTCCCTTGCAGGAGCCAGATGTCCCAGAGAGTTATAATATAATCGAAATCCTCGTCCTTAATCATCTGGTTGACAAAAAAGGTATCAGTCCCCTCAAATACCTCAAATCCATCCCATTCATACCACCCATGATCTGCATGCTTTGTACCAACACGGACAAAATGACCCATAGCCCTAAGCCTCTGAATCACCTCTCTCGTAACTATTCCATAGCCAGAACTACACATTGGCGAGGAGCTATGCCAAAGTATTCTCATATATCCTCCTTATAAATGTAAGAAATCAGAGGGCGAGTCAAAACCCGCCCCCCGTTCTTATTCATTCAAGATTAAGCAGGCAATGTAGCCTGTTTGTATCTTGCTCTTAGCTGTAACAGAACTCCACCAACTTTCTCAGTTCCGCTTTCGGCATCAGTCGCTAGTTTGAACCCAACATATTGAAAGCTGCTATCTACATCTAAATCTTCGCCTCGAACCTGAGCCACTAAAACATCTGTATCACTTGTAGCAGTAGAAGTGAATGTGTCGCTTGCTCCCGTAACGGTCTTAGAGCCGCTTCCGTCTGAGGCGGTTGCCTGCCACATGGCAAGAGTAAGCACAGCGTCGCTTGCAACTCCAGAAGCGTGAGCAACGCCTACAACGAGATCATAATTTGCCATATTGACAAATTCAGCAGATGTCACAAGGTCAGACCCCTCTCCGCCTAAAGCTGAACTGAAAGCGCCGTATCTTGAGCGAACATTCTCTATAAATTTGTGTATATTTGCCATAGTTTTTTACCTCCTATTAGCTTGTTGTTTTTAATACAATAAACATCCCCAGGTCATTAGCCCCTCGCTTCGGTGCAATGTCAGCACTTAGAAGCGGTTGGCCGTCTGTCCTGAGAACAATTTTCCAAAACGTCTCATCGGTTATGAAACCGTATGTCTCAGTTGTCTGAAGCAAAGTGTGTTCATAATTTACATGGCGAGACGCTGAAATCCTCATCTCCTTGTCGGCTATAAGATAATGCCCGTGATCGAAATCAGCAAGAATTATGTCGCCTTCCGTTCCCATTGCTTGACATTTCTCTGTAGGAATGAACGGTATCCCCCAGAGTGTACGATTACTGAGGTCAAGGGCTGTCGCTTGATTTGCTGCGGGAGATGTCGCTTCGAATAGTTCACTTATCACATCAGGATTTAATAACCAGACAGCACTCTCCCAACTTCTGGGGAGTAACTGTTTAGCCATATTAGAAATATCTGCCCAGTTTACATATCCAACCGCATTCCTTGTTACCTGTGTTCTGCATCCGGCCTGTAAAATACCTAATGGCATTCCGCCTCCTGTTCCGTTAATGAAAGCATCGTCCTCTATGAACCTAATAGCCTGCCCGAATGCAAGTTTCATGAAATCGCCATATTTGCCATGATCGTTTTCAAGTTCATTGCTCACAAAGCAGCTTCCGACCAGCTTATGAACATTCAACT